TTCCTTAACATCATTGTCTGAGATGGGCTGCTGCTAAATGTATAGTTTTTAGAAACAACCCAATACTCACCATTAATTATATCAAACGCATCAAGATCTGTAATCTTTATTCTATCGCCCACCTGAACTTTGGGGGTAATAATAGTTTCAACATTTAAAATAGGAACAGGTTCACTCATCTTACTAATAATGAAATCAGCAATCTTTTGAGCGTGACCAAAGTCAGTAATAAACCTATTTTCGATAACAACTTCTTTCAAACCATAAAGCCTAATATTCTCAGACAATTCAGCCGACTGTTCCTCAATCTTGCTACCCCGATCAGTCAAAGCAACCGGGATACCAGCAATAGCAGCAAATGAAACTTTTTGAGTTAGAGGGTTAGTACCCTCAACAAAAACAACCGAACCCAAAGGTAAATCACCATGCGGTGCCAAAATTAACTTAGCTCCATAACTACCAGCCTCAAAACGCACCAACTCAATAGTTTGCGGGCTTTCAAACTGGACACCAGATATCAGAGGATCTCTAACATTAAAAGCCGGAGCTTTATCATACTGGAAGTCCCAATATCTAATCTCTCTCACCTTAGAGTCAGCAGAATGGGTTGTAGCTACAGTATCAAGAGCACCTCTCTGAAGACCAGTAAAGGAAGTTGGTGTTTTACCCGAATACTTAATAATTTCATTATCAACCATAACATAACCGGCACTAACAAATGGCGGATCTGTTGTCGTAGACACATTCATAGCAGTAGCATTAGCAGTCATGGCAGTTTCAAGATTAATAACTGCTAAAGTCGTAGGGCTTTCAGCACGCCACAACCCCTGAACACCTGCCCTGTCACTTGATATCTCAGCTACCTTAACAACTACCTTATTTGCTTGCAAATTTACATTGTAGTCAGCAGAAATAATGTGATTATCGTCACTTATCTCAAGCTGAACATTAGCATGCTGATCAATGCTGTTTTCGAAGAACCTGTAAAAGTGCTCATACCTAGCGTATCCAAGCTCATCAATATAGAAGCGACCCAAATCTGCTAATGATATCTCATCTATAATATCTTTAACAGAAGCTTCGTTGCCATACAGATAGGGATACACAGTTAAAGGTTGCATCTTTATCTCTGTGTACCTATCTGTTATTTGTTCCGCTGTCAGACATGACCTATACATCAAAAACTGATCACAAAAGAAGTCTCTTAAATTAGTAGGAGCAACTTCACCCACACCAATAGAGTAGTAAGCATTGCGTCCACCAAAGCCAATGTCAAGATTGTCCCAACTTGATACGGAACCAGCAAGTGACAAAGAGTCTTGCTCAGCTCCATTCAAATAATACTTAACAGAAGATCCATCAAAAGTTACAACAATATGATTCCATTCCCAAGCTGTCAAAGGAGATGACGCTGATATCGTTTCAACAGAGTCACTTGTCTTAATTTTAAACCCGTTGGACGAAGACGTATTGAAAAACTCAAACCCTCCTGTTGGAGTAGCCGAGTCAAACATACTTAAATATTCGCCATCCACAGAATACCCAGAAGACGTTGGTTTAACATTCAGCTCAATTGACCATTCACCTGTATAATTTTCACTAGCAGAGTCATTCAAATCCCACGACAAGTCATACGGGAGTCTCATATATTTATCACTTGTAAAACGAACAGAATAGTTCTCTGGATTAGAGACCAGCCCACCATCTTTACCAATTTCTGCTTCACCAATATACACGCCGTTATTTCTAGTTTTGTTGCAATCTTCATCACCCAATGTGTATGAAGCATCCTTTCCACCAACCCTATCAATAGCAGACATAGTATATACCGTATCAAGAGGCATGTAATTTAAAACATAACCACCTGAAGAAATACCGTACTGTAAATACATAGCAAAGCCATCAGAGTTATTTGTACTCTGGGTGTAAAAGAACTCTACCCTAATCTTGTAAGGTTTGCCAGCAACAAGATTGACAACCTCAGATTGCAAGTCTGTATAGGACAGGGCGGAGACAGCATGCTCTTTCCAAGAGTCAAGAATCAAAGTGTCTTCCAAGTAAACTTTAACTCCACCATGAGCAACGGAAACACCAATAACTTGATCGCCAGAATATAAAGGAGTGTAATACCCATCAGCGACTCCATTAAAATAATCGTAACTAGTATCCCCATTCACATCAGTAATTGGATAACCTATCACATCATCTTCATCAATAGGCACAATTAAATCCATAGCATAATCGGCACCGCCATCATAATCTGCAAGCTCAGAGGTGTTCAGGGTAACGTCAGGAACAACTGACGGTTCGAGACCCAAAGCTTTCTCAAGATCAGTAAAATCCCTATCCAATGCGTCAGCTGTAATATCTTTAACTTTATTGAAGGCACCAGCTGGAGTCACGAAAAGCCTTAATCTAAGCCCATTCTTAACCGGCAGATTGGTGTTGCTTCTATCAGTAACTTTTTCAGAAAAGTTCATGTGCAGCACCGCACCGCTCTTTAAAGCAGTTCTTTCAAAACGATTCAAAGCCTTAACATTTTTATTTGGGAAATTAGATTTAAATAACAAATTAGATATAGCATCAGGCAGCGTTGCCTTTTGAACAAAAAACCCATCATTAATAATATACTCAGAAGCGAACTTAGTCCAATCACTTGTTGATGCACCAACAGTCATGCTTGAGGTAGAAGAAGACCACTCATCAACATAAGACTCAGTATAAGGAATGTATTCAAAAGACTCAAATCTAACCACAGCTCCAGCATCGTGACTTCTAGCAATGGAATTATTGTAACCTCTCTGCGAGATTATAAGGTTAGTTCCATTGTCAGTAGAGTCAACCAAAACATACTCACGATTCTCATTATCAGGATCTATAACGACAACATACTCATTACCACTAGAACCAGCCGGCAAATCTTCAACATTAGTAATAGAAATAGTTGTGTCAGAATTAGAAATAGAACTCCTTAAAACTTTATCAATGTACAAAGAATCAGTTTTTTGAATCTGCCAGCCCACAGACGACAGAATCTTAACATTCTTCTTCATATAAGGACCGTACTCAGAAGATGATGAAAATACACTATACTTTTTACCTGTATTATCAAAATCCACACTAACTGAACCCGAAGCAGAACCGGCTATAGGAAGCTCAGTAGCATGCAAATCCCTAGTCTTATCATAACTAAAACTGACCACATCGTCAGAAACATCAACTTGGTATATAGGATTTACTTCCTGAATTCTAGCATAATCTTGAGGATTTCTTGTGCTTAGAATTGTTAGTCTAACCTTATAAATAGTATCTTTAGCTTGAGAACTACCACTATATGAAGTTAGCAAATCCGGTAAATGATGATCGTAATAATATGAACTTGACGGCATTGTCACAATCTCGTTATACCAAGGATCTGCAATTGAGGTACCCAAAGAATTTTTAGCCCAAACTTCCAACTGGTAGGTATGAACTTGACCGTACAGCTCAGAAGTTAAGACTCTAATTAAATTACACTTCCTATCATCAAACTCAAATTCAACCTGCGGACTGACAGAAAAAGAATAACCGCCATAAGTAGGATGCAAAGAGGCAGTCGAAACAGCACCAGACCACCACCCAAACTCATAATTATCAACAAGATTATTAGGCATAACATACCAAGAACCATCAGCTCTAATAACATTACCATCAACATCCTTTGCATCAGCGACACCCCAAGTATAAGACTGTCTCTCAAAACCATTCATCATCTGCTCAGCAGTAAAATAGTAACCAAGAGAACCCACTGAAGTGCTTGCGTGTTGATGCTCAGAGTTGATTGAAGTAGACAAACCAGTTGTGTGCTTGCTTTCGATCCAATTAACAAGAACTTTTGGTTTTATAAACTGAGCCGGTGAAGAAATTTTTTGATCAAATGTTTCACTAAAAGTTTTACCGTAAATATCAGATGTAATCACTAGACCTCCTCCAGCTGAAGCTGACAGTCCCACAAGTATACACCATTAGACACATCTCTTCTTATCAGATTCTCCGAATACCCCGTGACCATAACGGTATAAGAGTCTTCTGAATATGGAGTTTCCCCATCCGTATCAAAATTCAAAATCTTTACAGTATGCACATCTGGATCGGCAGCTATGCTTTGAATCTTATTCCTACCAAACCTTAAATCGGCAGTATCATCCCTTTCACCCGGTAAATAACTCCAACTAATATCAAAAGTTCTACGTCCATTAGCATTTTTGTAATACCTAGACTTAGAAGATTCCCAATTGACATTCTCTACAAAGGACCTAACAACGTTTGTAGTCATCTTTCTATTGTGCTCAGACAAAGGCATATTGTCAATCACAACAAGGGTTCTAGGTGTTCTGACATCCTCCCCAGTCCTTGAAGCATTGAACGCAGTTGCGCCTGCCCACAAAACTCTTGTAGAAATATTTATCGAAGATGCGGCCCCCAAAATCTCACGACCAATCGTTGTCACAAAAACAGTTTGATCTAAAGCTGCACCGGCGAGCAGTATCTCCAGCGCAGTAGCAGAAAGATCACCAGAACCGGAAGTTGAACTAGAACCCTTAGCAAATTTCAAAGCAACAGCAGACACATTAGAAGATATAACAATCGAAGAAGACCCTAAAGCAAACTTCAGAGAAACCGCAGACAAATCGACATCACAAGTAGTGATTGCAGTAGAAGCAAGCAGAATCTCCAAAGCAGTCGAATTGACAGTAAGCGAGCCAGAAGTAGACAAAGCAATTGCAGGTATCTTCAAAGCATCAATGGTCGTAGTTACAGAACCACTTAGAGCAGAATCAATAAGCTGACCTCTTCTCCCAACAACCGTCAAATTTGAAGACACAGAAATGGCAGACGACCCCAACAACACCTCTGTTCCAACAACATCAGCAGAAGAAGTTACTGCAATCCCAGATGCCGCCTTCGCAAACTTCAAGCTTGTAACAGTTGCAGAAGACTCACCATCAATAAAGACTATGCCTTTAAGAACCTCTGTAGCTACCGTAACAGTTCCAGCATCACCATCAAGATCAGGCTGAATTAGTAAAATCTCTCTTGCAACAGCGGTAACTGACGACTGAGCAGATAAAGAAGCAGAAGCGAGAGAGGCTTTAACCGCCACAACGGTTACAGAACCTTCACCGCTAGCTATAATCTTAGGATAATCAGGATCATTACCATAGAAATCCGTAGAACCCGGCTTATAGCTAAACGAATAAGTAGATCTATTCCAACTACCCATTACGCCTCCTCTACACTAAAACTCAAATTATAATAAATGCACTGTGAAACAGGATCTCTTCTAAGAATAGTCTCACTATATTGGTCAATAAAACCATAAAACTCAACATCAACTCCATTCGGATCATCACGATAATTCACCAAAATCTTAGGAGGAGACTTAGTAGCCAAACTATAAATATAATCCCTGGCTTTTCTTGAATCAAAAGCATGAGACTCACCAGAAGGAATATAGTTGTACTGAACCTGAAGACTCTTCTTGTTACGACTGAAAAACCTTTTCTGACGGCCCGCAGAAGTCTCCACGTTTGAAGCATTAATTGTTTCAGATGAAGAGAACTTAGCACCACCAACAGTCAACTCTTGACCATCTAAACTTAAAAACTTAACATAAGCCATTAGAACGAAGCTCCCTTGTAAGTAGTGTAGATCGGATCAGTTATACCGTATCTACGGTCATCAGTTCTCTTATGGTTAATATTGTAATCTTTAAGCATCTTCCTAAACCACTCATCCTCACCGATAAAATTATCAACATAGATATTTGTTGTGTTGTTAGTATTGTAGCTATTTACAATGCCAGCACCCTTGCCATAGTCAGGTCTTGGAATACCAAACTTGATATCTCTTGTATCAGGTAAGTAAGGCAAAGTGCTAATACCACCACCCATATTCAATCTTTGCTTATTAAGAGACTCAAGAATTTTAGAAGTCAAACCAATTCTATCAACAGCAGCCTTATTAAGAACATACTCGCCACCATGAAGAATAGCAGGAACAGCAGTGCTGCCGAAGCCCGGAACAGCAAAGCCACCAACACCATAACTAGCAACTCCACCCTTACCATAAGGAACAATACCACCCTTAGCACCAACAAACTGGCCTCCAGTGCCAAAGAAACCTTGACGGAACAACTTATCGAAGTAAGCCTGCAATTGCGCCTTCATCGCACCCTGCGGAAGTCTAGCAATCTCCTTATTGATCTTCTCCTGCTTCTCCGCTAAAGTATCTGACTTATTAAGAGTTCCGGTGATGTTCAAAATGTTCTCTTTCATGGCTGCAACAGCACGATTCATATTGTCAGCAGAGCCACCGAATGCCCTTCCGTAACCACCACGATCAACCTTAGCAAACAGAGCATCCTCAAGAGCCTCAGACAACCAGTCACCACCAGAAGTAACATCAGTCAAAGAAGTACCAATAGTGTTAATACCTCCAGCAGCACCAGAAGTAGCTGCCTCAATCTTAGCCATAGAAGTAATAATATTCTTTGTCAGCTCATCCATACCATCAGCAATATCATCCACAATGCTATTGGTCGAACCAAGCATCTTGGCATACTCTCTCTGAATAATCAGGTTAGCTTCAACAAGAGCATCTTCCATGATGCCATCAGGATCAAATGCTTCAATAGCATCATTCATTTCCTGAATAACAGGTTCAATTTCATCCGTAACTATTGCATCAAATGCAGCACCAATAGCTGTTCCCACAGCAGTGACTTCGCCAGAAAGACCTTGCAGATAGCCTTCAGGATCAGTGAACTGATTATTAATTCCAGACAACATCGCAGCAGTTGCCCCAAGAATCGTATTTGGATCATTAGCACCAGACTCAAGACCAAATATGTCTTTAGCACTCTGAACCAGCTCATTCAGTGGAGTTTCAAAGAACCCAACCGTTGGGTCTGTGTACTGATTAATCAGATCAGGTATTGCAGTGTAATAATCTTCGAAGGCGCTGAGCATGTCCTCAGAAGCAAGCTGAGCCTCACCAACAATAGCTTGGAACTGAGCCTCAAGCTCTTCCTGATTGTAAGTACCATGCTTACCAATTTCTTCAACAAACTTCTCAAAATTAGAAATAATCTCATCAAAAGTCTTAGCAGCATCTTCCTTTTGACGTTCAAGAATTGCACGAACAATATCCCTCTGCCTCTGCTGCTCTTCCCTTACACGATCTCTACTAATCTTCTTATCTTCAGCAGCATTATCAGCATCAGTCTTTCTCTGCTCAAGATCCATCATACGAGCATCATCAACACGACCCTCATAGATTGCTAAAGCACGATTTCTTCTATAATTCTCCTGCTGCAACGCACGATCACGCATCCTCTGGCGATCCTGCTCAATACGCTCCTGCTCCTTAAACAGATCCTGCTCTGCTTTCTCCAAAGCATCAATCGCAGCAATCTGCTCATCAAACACCGACAAATAAGCATCCTTCTGATTCTGAAGTTGCTCAGTCAAATCACTCTTAAGTTTCGAAATAGCATTACCCAAAATATCAACAACAGCATCAATAAACTTCTGAGCACCATCAAGCAAAGCATCCTTAACAGAATTTGCGGCATTCTCAGCATTCTCAGTTAACGACTCACCACCGGCATCAATAGCCTGAGCATAAGCATAACCAATATCTTCCGACAACTCCCGAATGTCTCTAACAGTATCACTCTCAACCTTAAACGGAAGGGCATCAAAAGAAACACCATACTTTCTTTCAAACTCAGCCCTTGCCTCTTCTTTCTTCTCAGCAATACTTGCAATAAACTCATCAAACTTTTCATTACTAAACTCAATAGCACCATCCAAGAACTGATCAATCTTCTCCTGAAGACCGCTGCCCTCATACTCAGGAATATCAAGATTAGCAAGGAAGCCAGACAGACCGCCCGTGACATTATCCATGTCACCACCCTCACCAAACAACCATTCATTAATCTGATCAACAACATTACCCTTGCTGCCAGACAAAGCGTCCTCAATAGACTGAGACATCGAATC